GCCTTTATTCGTTATCGATCGAAATGCGGTACATGCCGCCTTTGCGCCAGTACATGCTGCCGAGCACGTCCTCTACCATGTTGAACAAACGCTCCTGTTCGACTCGCCACGCCGTCCAGCCCGAAATATTCAAAGTGCCGTTGTGCAGCGTATCGTGGATATACCCTGCACCCGCTGCGGCCTGCGCTCGTACCTGGCTGATGCACTCCACGCGGTACACCACATCAACCGATTCGCGCTTGTTCGTGTTTTCGTCGCCGCCCGAAACGTATTGGAAGATCACATAATTGCCTCCTGTGCCCGCTGCCGCCTGCGTATCGAACACCTGCGAACCTGTCAGCGCCGCCAGATTCGCATTGCCTGTGAGCGCACTGTACAGCGCCGTTTCGATGAAGTTCAGAATGGCGGGCATTACGTTTTGAACGCCTCTTTGAATTCATCGGGCGCGCGTTGCGCCGCGCGATCCGCCGCAGGCTTGAAAAATGGTCGCGCGGGCATGTTCACCGTGCCGAATTCCAGATGCTGTCCATAGTCCACGCCATCGTAAACCGTGAACTGCGCATCGCCTGTTTGCTCAGCGTGAATGCTGTTCTTCAGTAGGCCCGTATCTACGCCTGGCGGCCCACCTGGTTGGCTCGGACTCTCCACCATGCTCACGCGCATATCTGCCACCATGTCAAACGCGATCTTTTTCACCACGGCCAGCGCCTTTTCAGGAGCTTCACGCTTGAGCCTGTCGAGTGCGCGCATATTGATTTTGACCGCTGTTTGACTTGCCATTATTTCACCCTCGCGATATACGCCCGGACGCTGACCGCCCAGCTGTGCTCTTTCGCCAGCATCACCACATCGTAGGTGTTGCCAGCCGTCGAAACGCGGTAATGCACATCGATTGCTGTGCCGTAGGGCAGCGTGAGCTTATACTCAATCTGCATCTTCTCAGAGAGCGCCACCAGCTCGAGCCGATCCTTGGTTGGCAGCGGATCAACCCGGCAGGCGACCGTTCCAACTGCTGT